GGTGAGATAGAACAACTAGTACAACAAGTTGAAACTATTTTATTTACTGGAAAGGCTGATGTGTTAGGGTCACCAGGGTTTGGCTGTGATTTAGAAAATTACATATATTCATTAGGATATAACGAAGGCCAATTAAAGGACGTATTAGATACACAAATAAAATATTACTGTCCTTTAGCTCAAAAATATAATGTTGCTACTAAAGTACAATTCTTTAAAGGTAGCGTTAGAGATATTGCATATATTGATATAACAATAGATAGTAAATATCTTGTACAATTAAATATTAGATAACAATGGCTGAATTAAAATTTTTAAGTACATTAAGAACAACTGCGACGCAAATTAAAGACGATGCTAGAGTTTATATTTCTAGAATCTATGGTCGTGCAGGTACTTTATTTACAGAGGCATCTCCATTTGCACAGATACTTTCAGTTATGTCTGAAATTCAAGAACTGATATTATTCTATCTTGAGGATGCGATAGTAGAGCAGAACATATACACTGCACAACACGTTGAATCTATTTATGGTATGAGTAGATTGACAGGGCATGATGCTACTAGAGGATTTGCCGCTACTGGAGAAATAGAATTTAGATGGAAACCAGGTGTAGATTTTGATAAAATATCTGGCTCTGGAATAACTATCGATAGTAGAGCAGAATTAAAATTTGATCTGAATGGTTTAACATATACACTATTAACCGATAAGGACAGATTTAGATTAGAAAAAAGTAATAGCACTAAAATTAGTACTGCTATTATTCAAGGTAAATTTCAAACACAATCATTCACAGGTGATGGTGAACCATTGCAATCTATTAACGTACAAACTGCTGGACTTTCAGATCATAGCAAAATAACTGTTAGTGTTAATGGAGAAGTTTGGACTAAACAAGAATCTTTATATGATTTACACAGAGACGAAAAAGCGTACTTAGTAAAGACTGGAATTTCTGGTGGACTAGACGTTTATTTTGGAAATACCGCATTCGGTATGAGACCTCCAGTTGGATCTAAGATAGAAGTAGAGTATGTTGTTCATGATGGTAAAAAAGGTAATATAGACGATTCTAATGACTTAACTTTAAAATGGATGGCTCAAGGTGAAGATTCTGTTGGAGAACAACACGATCTAAATAATTTCTTAGATATTACTGTTACATCATCGCCTAAAATGGGAACAGATAGAGAGTCTACTCAGTTTACTAAGATAATGACTCCGCTTGCTAGTAAGTCTTTTGTGTTAGCAACACCAGATAATTACGAATATTTCTTATCAAGATATGGCATATTCTCATATTTAGATGCTTATAATACAACCGAAGATCAATATTTAGATGACGATAATGTAATTTATATTTTTGCTATTCCAGATGTTAGAAAGAAACTAGCTAAAAATCAAGATTATTTTTCTGTTCCACAGGAAGAAATGTTTTTCGATGATCAAGAATATGAAAAAATGAGAAAGGTTTTACAGGACAGTGGTCAGCAGATGGTTACAACAGAAGTCGTGTTTGTAAAACCTAAGATTAGAAAATATAGCATGGATGTAAATGTTAGATTTTTTGAAGGATTTACTAAAGATGAAATATCTAATGCAATCAGAAGTAAAATCGATGAGTATTTATTAAACGTTACAAGAAGAGATAAGTTACCTAAATCTGATATAGTTTACATACTAGAAGAAATTGAGGGTATTGATGCAGTTAACGTTAGATTTATTTCTGAAACTGAAGAAACTGCCAGAAGACTTGGTTATTTTGAGTCTAAAACCGTTCAAGTGGTTCCACAAGAGCCAGTTACTTTAGAAAATGTTGGAAATGGAAAACAAAAATATGTTTTCTTTAAAAGAATTGAAGAAGTTAACACTGTTGAAGTAGATGAAAATACTGTAATTCCAGAAGAAGTCGTAGGATTAGATAGATGGGGAGATATAATTATGGAGAAAGAAGAGGTTGCGGTATTCAGAGGCGGATGGCAAGATAGAGATGGTGATGAAATAGTTGATGACGTTTTAATTAACGCTGAAGCTGCACTAAGTATTAACTTCGAAGGTGATCCTGTGCCTAGAACTATTTATACTAGATTACAAGCTGGTAATAGAAAGGCATTAAAATAAACTGACTACAATGAATCTATTTAAAGACTTATTAAAATACAACAAGTTTCGCACATATGATGTTGCTAAAGAAAGACAAGATCAAAGGTTAAATGTGGGAAATCAGTATATGGATGAGAGATTCTTAAATAAGATGGTGTCTAAACATATTGTTAGAAATAATATTTTAAGAGATTTTATGAAATTCTTAGATGATAGTTTTTTTAACATCATTTCAGGTGTTAGAAGAGTTAAAGCTTACAAAAATTTCACAATTAAAAAAGACGATAAGTATATTAGATAATGTATAGTAATTTAAGATTTTTTAATGGCTTAGATAATGACTTGAATTTAATTCAAGATGCAGCTGGTGTTTGGAAAGGTAATCTATTTTTAGATGAAGTTTCTGTACAGTTATATGAAACTGTCAATCTTTTTATATTAGAAGAGTGTAAACATTTAGGTGATTTAGTTGCTAACACTCCAGTTGCCGAATTAGATGCAGATGTTAAATTTGTTTTTAAGTGGAAAAAAGATACTATTGTTACATCTAAAGATATAATCATGTATGGCACTAAGCTAGAAGATGGTAAAATTATCGTTGATGAAAAGCAATCTTTAGAATTTGACTTAGAGCCATATTCCTATATAGATAATATAGACTATAATTTTGTAAAAGAAATTTCAACTCCAAACCAAGTTGCAATGCAAGTAAACGTTGCACTTAGTTCAAACACAGCAGGGCCACACAGAAGAACTCTTTGTGTTTATCAATCTATTAACAACGCAGAATTATTAATTGCTGAGATAGTAATATACGGTGAGGTTGTTGAAGAAGACGAAAGACTTAGTACTTTATTGTCAAACTTCGGTGCAACGCTAGACATTGGTGACTTTATGTTGTTTAAGACACATGACATTAGTGAAATGTCTCCAGATTTTAAACTTCTTAATAGTAAGCGAAAAGAGTTACTTTTAGAATTACATAACATTAAGCCATTTGTAGGAACTTATAAAGCTATATTAAATGCTATAGATTTCTTTGGCTATGATAGAATCACACTAAAGGAATATTGGCTTAATGTTGATAAGTCGACAGAAAGCTTCGGTAAAATGTACGCTGTGCCGGTACCAAACGCTTCTAAAAGAGGCGAGATGATCCGCAAAAGATTAAAGTTTAGTGTGCCAAGTAGTACGATGAAGAAAACCAGCAGATTTAGTTTGGTTTATAGAATCAACGAAACAAATGGCACCTTTGATCAATGGGATATTCCAAATGTAGAAGAGGTATTTGATTTTACACCTGAAGAAGTATTAATTAAATTATACGGATTAAAGAATAGGTTACAAAAAGACTTTTTACCACTAAATGCCAAAATAATAGACATTACTGGTGAAGGTGATTATTTTGCACAGAAGAATTTAAATGTATGGAATATACAAAACGGTGTAGGATTTTTTACAGAAGGTCATAATATAAAATTTGATGTCTATCCAAAAAATAGACCTATTTTTATAGAAGATACATCTATGGTTTTAAAAACATCATTAGATCAAAACGACGATTCTTCTAATTATAATTTATTTTTAAATCTTGAGTATGGCACAGAAGGAGATTTAACACCTTCACAAAGAACGGAGTTAAAGAACATTTATGATGAATTCTATGAAACTTATTACGATACTGAATTACACTCTTATAACCAAAATATTCCAATCGGTGCTCCAATAACACTAGACGGTACAGGTACTTTCGATGATATTTGGGATGAAGCTGAATTTGTTTGGGACGATGCAGTAGATGCTAACGAAAACCTAAAAGTTACTTGGGATAATTGGTGGAAAAGATGGGTATATGAAGTTGAATGGATTATAACTAATAAAGAAAAAGGTTATGATCAATCTTTTAGAGGACCAATTGATGATTTTTTAGTTTTTCCTATGACATTACCATTTGTCGGTGATTATTCTGTAGAAATGAGAACTTATGATTTATTTGGACACAGATCACATTTTAGAATTGATGATTTAGTTGAAATTAGATTAAAGGATTTAGAGCTATATGGCATATACAAGTGGAAAGAACAAACTGATTGGAATTCTAAAAAACTAGATTGGTCTAAATCAGGTGGTTATTGGGATTTTCCACAAGACAATACTACAACAATAGACGAAGACATCGCTACTCTTTATTTAACATTAGATAGAGCAAATTATGTACACAGAGAAGATGATCAAGGGGTTAGATTCTCAACAGTTCAAAGATTTGTAGATGTATATTCAGAAATAGGCTTTAGTGAAAATGCAGGGCCATATCAATGGGACGAATGTTCATTTAGATATAGAGATAGCAAACACTTGTGGTGGGATGCCATGAGAGTAGGTACTGATTTGGCTTCAAGTTTTAAAATAAACGACATAAAACAAGGGGATGAATTAACTATTACACACGTAGATCCTAAAACTAAAGAAATCATAGTAGGATCTCATGTAATAACATCACCTACACCAACAAGTACTCTAGATTTATTCGCATGGAACGCTATAGCTCAAGAATTAAATGAAAGCACTGATCCAATTATAAATAAGTTTAATTATAATCCAGTAATGGAAGATGTAGATGGTGTAGATCCTTTAGTTAGTGATATTTTTAGATTTATTATAGCAACTGGTGAAGAATATTCATATTCTTATGATTTTTCAGATGTAAATATTAAATCAGATATAAACAGCACATCTAATGTTAGTGGCTTTAATCACTGTGTACACTATAACCCAACATTTGACGATACTAAAGTATTTAAGGATTATGCTGAGGTTGAAAGATCTACACACGTGACTATATCTACAGATATTTCTAAGTTCCCTGGAGCAAAGAATGCTAAGTGGACTATTAAGAATATAAGTAATCCAGAAATAACGGATATATACTATAATAATATGTGGCTGACGTACATATTCAAGCAACCTGGGTACTACTCAATAGAGCTTGAAGCAGAAGACACATATGGTAACAAAAACGTTGTAAAACGAAATATGCTAAAAGTAAAATAAACAAATAAAATGGCAAACATTACAGAAATCTTAGGAACTGACTCGGTGTCATCATCGAGACCAACTATCAATAATAACTTTGAGTTATTAAATGATGAGCTAGCAAGTGTTACTGCTCTTTTAAATCCGACAACATCGGTTTTAAGCGGAGTTAGTAATATTACTACTTCAGCTATTACAGTTTTGCAAAACAATTTAACTTTATTTCAAGTTAATTCAAATGGTGGAACAGTAGGAACAGACTTCACTTTCAATAACGCGATCACGGCTGCTGGTAAAGTAGTTAAAAGCGGTGTTGTTGGTTCGGCTGCAACTGCTACGACAATCTCTGCTCCAACAACTATTGAAAAATCAACATACTTCATTGATGCTGATTTTACTTTACCAGTTGCAGATGACGGTCAAGAGTTTATGATCATTGCAACAGCCGCAGCTAATTTATTAACAGCAGCGGGTGTTTCTTTAGGAGCAACTTCAATCGCACTTGATGGACTTAACTCAACAGTAACTTTAAGATGTTTTGGCAATACGTGGTACGTAGTTAGTTCTCACGCGGCGACAATCAGTTAATAAACAAAATTAATAAAAAATAAATGGCGACTCCTTTAGTTAGAATACCTCAGCCGCAAGGCGGTACAATGTATGCATTCGCATCGGCAGCGAGAGACATAACTAGGGCCTTTAATAATCCTGATCTAAAATTTGAATTTAGTAAATATGCTTTACTAGATTTACCAGATTTTACACAATCAGTAAATGGTTCTAATGTTATTGATTATGAGCTTGGTTTAAAACAAGCGTCAGGTCAATCATATGTTGCGTCGATGCCAAATGTCGACTTCGCACAAACATTCCAAAATTATGCACTTAATCTAGAAGAGATTCTTTTAAAAGATGATGATTATGATCCAATCATTCTTCAGTCAGATGCTGAAAAAATCTTTTTTAAGTGGATGTCAAAATTAGGAGCAGTAGATTTTAGACCTACAGATTCTAATGAAAGCACAAATGGATTATATGCTGAAAACGACAATGCTATTTTAGGTGGAGCCAATTATGAGAGATTAGTAAAGTATTTAGGTACAATAGATGCTGAAAATGACGTAACTTACTCTGACAATACATATCATGAGGTCTATATTAACGTACCTACTTCTGTGGGTTACACGCCATTAGTTTTATTTAGACCAACAAATTACAACACAACTGCAACCAAATTATATGCAGAAGATTATATTCAAGGAAGAGCTGGTCAACAACACCCGGATCCAAATATTAATATAGACGCTGTAGTAGATGAATACAATGCAGAAAGTGGACCATATTATGATATTCAAACTAACGCAACAAATTCTGTACAAATAGAATTTAATGCTGGTAGTTATGCTGCTATTCAAAATGATCCAAAGACACAATCTATTTTAGATTTTTCTAAGAAGGGTCAAGATTTTAGATTTAATGCAGTATTGGTTTATTATGATCTTTATAGTGAATCTGTACCTGCAAATAGATCAACAAACTTATATGGTATCTTGATCTTAGATGATATTCAAGATGCATTTGGTCCAGGTACAAAAATACACGAGCAAATAAAGTATAAGCCTAATGAAGTAACTGGTCTTAACGGAAATGCTTATTCATTAAAATTAAATCTAAAGTTTAATTCTTCTTTAGATAATGTGGGTGTTGAAACGTCTATCAATGACTTTACTACATTTTCTATGGATTTATTCATGGATACAACAACTGCCCTTGAAAACGCAACGCAATTACTTTTAGAAGCCAATACGCGATATTCTAGCATTGTAAATAGATTAGAAGAAATTGAAGGATTAGTTCTCAATTCTAGTGATAGCGAAGAACTTAAAGAAAGGTTAACAACTATTGAGTCTTCTTTCGAAGATGCTTCAATTCAATTACAAGATTCAAGATCTTTACTAGATCTAATTACTAAGGCACATGATAAAATCAATAGATTAGTAGACGGAACAGTTCCAGTTGAACTACAATATAACACAGATGTTATTTTCAACGGTATGGGAACACAAGTCGATAAGACAATTTCTAATAAGATTAAAATTAATAATACAGTATACGGTTATTCTTTAAATGAGGCTTGGTTATACAATATGGCAGCTAGCTCATTGGCTGTTAAACTTAGCAACACTCAACAGTTTGATGCAAACGTAAATGGTCAAGGTGCAGATAAATATGCAATTTGGGCCAAATTAGAAGAGTACACCAATAGATTAAGCTTAACTAATTTATTATCATCGGATCCTAATAGTGATCTGAATATATACATTGACGACACTTCTACTTCGTGGAAAATCGGTCAAACTTTTAAAATAGCATTTGATACGATTGATATGCAGGGTAATAACATTAAGATATATTCTGATAAGATGAATAGTTTTAATAAGTTAGTTGCTGAAATAGACGTTAGTCAACTTTTAACAAATAAACCATATATAGAGGTAACATGTGTAGATCCTACAACTTATCTCTTTGAAGCAGATATTTTAAGATAATATGAATACTAACAACTCACTTTCTAACACGCTCAAGAAGCTTCTTGAAATCAATGCTAATTCTTTAAAGATATATGAAAGAATTAATGAGGCTATAACTACTGAAACTAAAGATGTTCCATTAGAAATTTTAACAGCCGAAGGAACTACTAAGACAGTATATGTCCCTGCGTTTGGTTATATGAAACGTGAGTTAGAAAGGTTAGATACAAATTTAAAGGCACTTTCGGGATTAGGCAAAGGAAACACTAAGATTAAACTATCAGATGGAAGTTACCAAAATATTCTCACATCTACCTTAAAGACACCTGCAAATGATATTAATAGTCTAGTAAGACCAGAAAGATTTTCTACAAAAAGCAATTATTTCTTTGAAGACTTTTTAAACCCATTATTGACTACAAAGTTAGATGTAACTGGACAAATACCTAATGACACAGAAAGAGTTTTAATTAAAAGAATTATTTTTGATGCAACAAGTGATGTTACAGTTGAGTACTTTAAAAGCAACTTTAAGAATACTGAAGGTTTAGATTATTTTACAGTTATTAGAGACATTGTTAACAACAACTTATCATACACTCTTGACGAAGAAGTCAGAGATTTACCATTTAGAAATAGTCAATATGGCGGTAAATTCGATATTACGTCAATTGACACTATGAAGAAAGAAGTTGTCGTAGGTGGTGTAACTAAGAAAAAATCTGTAAAATTAATCACAGTAGACAAGTTAACATATTCTGATAACTTGAAAGATTTAGACGATACTGAACTGCTTAAAACTGGTGATGAATTAATGCTAAATAGTGGTAATAAAAACACTAGATATAAAGTTACAAAAATAGATGGCTCTACAAGACAGTTAGAACTAGAATTAGTAGAGGGATACGAAGCTCTTAAAATAGGTGCTGACGTTTTATCAATATACAAATATACAAATTCTGAATTATCTGTTCAAGTTAATTGCGGATTTAATGAAAGAATATTAGTGTTTATTAAAGCTATTGACCCAGAATCTAATATGTTGGCTGAAAAATGGTCACCTGGTGTGGGTCTATATACTAATGAATTAACACTTTTACAAGAAGATGGCACGTTTATTAGATTAGATGATTATTACAAAGAAAATGTAGCCGACTTTGGTCAATATATTAAGGCACTTAAGGATGACGCAATTCCACCAGCAACTGTGGGAGTAACACCAGACGCGCCAATCCTGAACAACAGTAACTTTAAGGTTGTTCAAATTAACAGACACCTGACTAAGAATGACGCATCTGATAAGATTAAGAAGTTCTCTGCAGATAAAACTACTGTTGAAGAAACAATTAAGAAGCTAGATGATACTATTTCTAAGAAAAGAACTGAAATTTCTACTAAGAAATATGAATCTGAAGTACAGAGAGATAAAGATAAAAGTGAGCTTAACTCATTAATAGACGAAAGAGCTAGTGAAACTAAACTTTACAATAGTTTGGTCAATCAAATTCAATCGTTGGCTTCAAGTACTAACGCAACTAACATTACGCCTAAATTTAGAGTTAGAGGATTTTGGGCAGTGCCAGCTCCTAAGAAAGTTGCAGACACTGTTGATCAAAAGGTTATTCAGTTCGCTGTACAATATAGATACTTATCAACTAATGGTAAATCAAGTGAAGTTTCACAATTGCCATTTACAGATGGTACTAGAGAGAAAACTGCGGTATTCTCAAATTGGAATGAAATTAAAACTAAGGTTAGATCAAGAGGTAAAGTTGAAAATGTTGGAAATCCAAAATTAGCAAGAAGGTTTGAGTGGAAAGAATCTTTAGTAGAAGATGCACAAGAAATCAATTTTAACCAACTTGATATTGCTATTAACCAAAATGAATTAGTAGAAATTAGAGTAAGATCTATCTCTGAAGCAGGTTACCCTGCAAACCCAATATATTCTGATTGGTCAGAGTCAATAACTATTGATTTCCCAGAAGCTGAAATAGACACTACTGATTTAGATGCACTAGTTGAGAAAAACTTAGCTGAGGTTGCATCTGTTAAAATATCAGATGAGTTAACTTCTAAGGGTGTATTTACACACGTAGACGAAAGCTTTGTGTCTAACGAAAAATTCTATGCACATAATGCATCTTCAATTGCATCTGGTTTCTTATCAGATGAACAAAAACCTATTTCGGTATTTGATAAACTAATTGCATTAGAAGCCCAAATAGCTGCACTTAAAGAAGGTATCGAAGCTGAGGTTGGAGAATTAGTAGTAACACTAAGATCAGAGGATGGTACAGTTTCTGTTATGCAAAACAACACAGTAAACCAAATATTTGCTGGTTATTATGTTGATGAGGTTGCTGAACTTTCTATTAAAAAGGGTCACATTGTTACTAAGACATTTAAACTGCTATTAGAAAACACAAAAGCTACACAATTAGAATTAGTAGCTAGATTGACTGGTGATAGAAACGAACCTGCTCACAAATCTTCTTCTAGTGGTTCTAGTATTCATAATAATGGATTTGGTCCTGCATTAAACGATCAAGGTGGTACTGGTATTGACACTAAAGTACAAGACGATACATATTACACGACTCAGGGTAAATATGATTTAGCGCCGATCCAATATCAAAATATTTCTGCAACACAAATTGGATCTTATGATTTATTATTAGAAGCTCCTTATCAATCGGCACAAAGAAGAGGTCAATTTATTTACTCTAGATATATGGATATTGGTAATCAAAACCCATTATATGTTACTGAGTCTCTAATTGACGGAGCATCTGCAAGTTTAACTAACTACGAGTACACTCTAAGTTATGCTAATTTTATGGCAGACGCAGGTAGTATTGATTTAATTACACCAACTGGTGATGGAGAAACTAATGATTTTATTTGGACTGGAACGTTTGGTGTTGCCAATAACGCGACTAGCCTAACTGCAGACTTTAGCCAAAGTATGGTCGATGTTTGTTCTGTTGGTAGTATAGGTGCAGCAGCATACAACACGGGTCTTTATATGCACAAGGACCACCCAGATTTAGAAAATCTATATGCTAACTGGACTGAAGGTGCATATTCAGAAGCTGAACAAAAAACAAGCTTACAAGCATTAGTTAATCAAGCAACACACACAATGCCAATAACAGCAACCTTTGTTTCTGGTAAATCATTTAGATCTGTCGGATCTTTTGGTGCTAGCTTTATTAACGTTAACAATATCAAGTCTAAGCAACAACTTGCATATCAAGATACTGAAAATAATTCTTCGCAAATCATTCCTCTTAACAGATCATTTAAAATGTCGTTTGATTCTAATGATCAATTCTTATTAGGAGGTAGATCATGTGGATCATTCTTATTTATGTCTCCAATTAATTTATCAACTCTTTCAGTTGATGGAGAAACTAAGCAATCTAGAAGATCTATTAAGGGTAGAGATAAATCAGGATTAGATAATTCTAATGCTCTTTCAGTTGACATCGTATTCCAATATAGAATGACAGATTACTTTGGAAATGATGCAGAATCTGACAGAGGTAGAATTGGAGGTCAGGCTAAATTAACTTTCCCTAACTTAACTTACACTAAAAAGATAGGATTTGATATATTTGATAAGTATGAAAATCAATTTACATTTGACTTAGAGGTGTTTGCTAAATACAGTGCAAAAGGTAAAAACTTAAATTCTATTAGAGCTGCACAATTAGTTAGAAACGTACCTAGTTTCACTTCTCCAGCAGTTGATAGAAGAATGTTTGACTTTAAAGGGTATTCTGTAAGGTAATATGAAAAAGCTACTCGTATTGTGTTAGATATATAATAGAGAAAGTAGTTAGTACTCTATTAATAAAACAATTAGCGCAGTAGAATGGCAATAAAATTAATCATATTTGATACTACATCGGGTCACTTAACAGGTGCTAACGCATGTGATTATGACAGAAGTGGTACACCTTTAGAACTATGGCACGCAAATAATCTCGATTTAGAGGCCGATTCACCAGTACAATTATATACGGACGACGGTCTAGCAAACCAATGGACCTTTTCATCGACTAATACCGAAGAGGTTTTTAGTATTCAAAAATATAATGGCGCTGAATTACACGCGACGATTGAAATTAAACCAAATGGTGAAACCAACAGCTCTTATGCTTTATGTACGTCACCTGTTTGGAATTTAACGTTCGAAGTCGGTGGTGCCCCTGTTACTGAGGTATCAGAAGGTGACGCGGTGACTTTACGTGTAAATGTAATTACAAATGAAGCACTAGGTGGTCAAGATTTATCATGGTTACTAGGCGGTTCAGGCGGTTCTGGAGATGCAGTACTCGCAGATACTAGTTTAACTTCTGGGGCTGGAAATATTACACTAAACAGTCCTGTTGCCGGCTCAGTACAACTTGAGGGTAGTTTACAATTTACAATAACAACTGACAATGAAAACGCTGATGAAACTTTAGCTTTTACATTCAGTGACATGTCAATAAGTGACGGTAGCGGCGGTAATATAACCGTTCCTGCGCCAAATGAGGCAACTGTTGAAATATTAGCAAATCCTCTACCCACATTTGAATGTACAGATGCTAACTTCCAAGTTAATGATGGTGAAACAGGTGAAACAATTCAAATAGGAGTTGATGCTACCGTTGATGCAGGTACTTTAGTAAGTGTGTCGCCTACTGATTATGTTGAAGGGTCTGCAACGTATACTGCAACCATTCAAATCCCAGTCGGATACCAAAATGCTGGCACTAACATAACATCATGTTCAAATACAGCAACGGGCACAACTACCCCTACATTTACATGTGCACTAGCCGCAGTGGATGCAAGTCAGTTGAATGGACTTTCAGTTGGTACAACTATAGATACTGGTCTTATAACAATTAGCAACGGTGGTACATTTAATAGTATTACTCCTCCTATTATTCAACCCGGCACATCAACGTATAGTGTAGTTATTAACGTGCCAGCTGGCTACGATAACTCTGGTACTATTACATGTGATGTAACTATTGATGGTGATTCTGCCCCAATTGCCAACGACGATACTGTAACAGTTAATCAGGGTAGCACTACAACTATAAGCCTTTATGATTTAGTTACAGATGGAGATCTCGATTCTGAACTAACTTGGACAGTAGGTAATTTAGATCCTACTATATCAGGTGCTTCATTAAGTGGAATTGATGGCAATGGAAATGTTACATATGGAGCTCCAACGTTGACATATAATGACGGTAATAAAGTACAAAAGTTTACATATCAAGTAGTAGATACTGCTGGAAACATGTCAACTGGTGAAGTTACAATTAATGTTACAGCAGCTAGTAATCAACTGCCAGTATTCAATAGTACTCCTACTTCTTTAGCAACAACACTAAACGCTACCGAACCTAGTACTATTTCGTACAATGCAACAGATGCGGATGGACACTCTATAACGTTTACAATATCTTCAAGTCCAACTAAAGGTACAGCAACAATAGACACTGCCAATAAAACAGTTTCTTATACGCCAACGAACGGAGAATCTGGTGTAGATTTTTTAACAATAACAGCAACTGATTCTGAAGGTGGAGCCACCGATTGGCTGCTTACGATTAATATTGAATTACCGCCGTATTGGGAATTTCAATCGACAGGATTTTTCAGTAACACCGACGACGCGTGTCTTTCCGATACGCTTAGTGTTAAATACGGAGCTACTTCTGAGGCAACAACATTATCAGGCCTTGAAGTTGGTGATAAAATTTACACAGATCAATCGTTAAATAACTTATACTCTTCTGACAATGTAGCTAGATACGCTAGGGTAGAATCACTAGGATTAACTAGAGTACTTGAATTAAGTTCATCTGGTGAAATATTAAGTATTTCTCAGTGTGACGTTTCTAGCTTCTTATTCGAAGAAATTAAAGTTAGATATTCTGGATCTGAAAGTGTATTGTGTAATGACTTAGGTGGTGAAATAGTAAATATTTATTATGGCGAGCCTGCAGGTAACAATAATGCAGTTGTAAAGACTTTACAAACCGCTGTTATTGAAAATATACCGTTATTCGTTAGTTCTTATTGGGCTAATTTATATCAAAACGGATTAAATTCAGAATTAGATGGATTAATTCCAACTGGTTTATATCAGGCAGAGACTGAGCCTATAAATTATTATAAAAGAGGTGCTGATAATACTTGGGTATTTGAAGGTGGCTCACAACAATTTAGTTGTCCAGAACCGACACAATATTCTACATATTCTATAAATACAGTCTCGTATTCTGAGACAGCTGATAAATTATGTAACACTGATTCTTCTGTTGTAGATATTTATTATAGACTGCCTTATGTTAACGGTGCGCCAGCAAATAGTATTTCTTTATTAGAAATTGCCCAAAGAAAGCTTGAAATATTTTCTTCACAAGAAGGTGCTGATAATAATCTAATAGAGGATTTAGCTCCTAGTGGAGTTTATTCTGCAGACGCTGGAGAGTATTTTGTTTGGAATAATGAGGGTGATGGATTTGAATACGATTGGTATGGATTTAATTCTCAGAACCAATTTGTAAAAGGATCTCAAATTACTAGAGCTGGCGATTGTGCACAATATACAAAGCCAGATTTAGATTATCTAAATTTACCTATTGTAATTGATAACACACAAGGCATTAACGATACTAATGTGTATTATGCTTTTTATGCATGTGAAGCATTCGAGCAACAAGATAATTTACTTGGAACATCTTCTAATTATTGGAAAATCTATGTAATAGATGCAGGATATGACATTGACAGAGATCAAGATCAAATATTAGATGTAGGCGAAAGTTATATAAAAGATTTTATAGAAGATGTAAAAGAAAATATAGCAAATCCAATTATTGGTGTTGAGGGATACTCGTGTGTTAAATTTATACATACAATATACTCAGAGACTATAGAAAAAGCACTAGATTCATTAAAAGATTCTGGATATAATAGACCTGACATTAATATAAATTCTGTAAATCCAATAGATCTAGGATTTGCTAGTCAACAAGAGGCTAAAATATATCAAGACAATGGTACTGGTTGTAGGGGTTGTAGAAATGAAGCAACTCCAGATTACATTTACAATTTTCCTCTAGTAGATGATGCAGTTATAAATGCATTGGGTCCAAATTTTGATTTAGAATCAAATTACAAATTAGATAATGTTTCTAGACCGTTACTAAGAACAAATCCTAAACTAACAACAAACGTAAAACTTGTAGTTAGTGAAGATGATAAATTATATTTAGAAAGTATAAGTGCTAGTAAGGAACTTGCTGCTATAGAGTATAAAAAGTTTCCCATAAGCCCTGAAGGTAAATATGCATTTGATGTTGCAAGATTCTATAATGTTAATATGACACCTAATGAGCTAATGTTTCAAACAAAAAGAGATTATAGCGACATTACTGTTTTAGATAGTTACGAAAAACAAATTGAAGAATCATATCAATACGGAACTAATTACAATTTTTCTAAATTACACAATGAGGATTTTAGAATATTTGCACCTATTTGGTTAGATACAAACATTCCAAAGAAATTTGTAATATACAGAGTAAATGATCCAGTAGGTTCTTTAGATTTAAAAGATAATGCTAGTGATAATTTTAAAAGAATTCAAAGTTTACTTAGCAACGCTGAAATAATAAAAACGTTTGATTTAACAAGAGACTCTAATATCGGTAATTATTTAAGAAATCATGTACAAGATGAAACTTTCCCAATTGCACCGATCACAGTTAACTTTGAAAAATCTGAAAAATCTAGCTTCAATGGAATAGATTTAATCAAAGGTGGTTTTACAAGAAAAGGTGAATATTTATACAAAGATTACATTCTGACTGATAAGCCATTGATTGAGGCAAATGATTATATTACCGATGCATTTAGAAGAAATGAAATAGCTTCAGCAAACTTAATAAATTTAGAATTTTTATTTAACGATGACTTAGCACAAGATTATAGTGTTAATAGATATTTTGGTCTATTCGTTGACGATATAGATTCTGGTTACGGTAGAGTATTTACAATAAATGGTAAAATACACCATTTTAAAGAGCTAACCTCTTTGGTAGATGAGACTTCTCCAGAAACAGCTATTCCTTCTTACAAACAAGTTACAACATCTCCTATGTTGGCGTATGCTACTGTTGGTAATAAATACTTTAACATATCTAACAATACGTATTACAACGAGAAAGAATTAAAGGTTGCAATAGAAGATAGTGGAAATCAAATCTCTACATACTTAGGCGTTCAAGATACTGAAAGGTCTATTGATCTGGTTGAAAACAATGATCATGGTTATGACTTTATTAGATTAGATGTAATTGATACGCCATACACTAATGATTCACTGGCGATTACTGCAATTAAAGAGGAAGCAAGTAAATTTACATTTATTAAACATGTTGAAGGTGAAATATTAAAATTTGGAATTGACGATCCAATGGATCCAGATAATCCAAAGACATTTAGTGTAGAAGTCGAAGCTGATGTAATTAACACACTTAAAACTATTGAAAATACTATTGAAAATTCTTTAACATATGATTTGGATCCAGTAGATCCAGGTCTTTTACAAGACGTTGCTTTGTTTAAAGATATTTTTGAAGTTACAGTAGATGTCAATAATAATGCATTCTATTTAACAGAAAAAAATGCAAACTTAGGAGATTTAAATCTAAGAGTTATTTCACAAGGAAATTGTATTGTTAGAAATGACAAAATACAAACTAACTTAGATCTTGGAAACCACGTTTATATGGCAGAGTCTCAATTAGACGCTGGAACATTTAACGGCCAAAGATATTCTAATCAAGGTACCACCACTGATATTGCTGTTGCATTATCTGCATGTATAGATAGTAACGAAACTCAATTTAGTTCTTATAATGTAGGTTCATCTGTTTATGTAGTTAGTTCTATTTCTGGATATGAATTATTACAATCGTGTGTTCTTTTAGGAAAAGGAAACGTCAATGATTTCTTAACGCTTTCAAATAAAGATGATTTCAATAGATTAGATCTAAGGCAAAACATAGATTTATTGCCTGGTCAAGCTATTTTAGAAAGATATGACTCATATTACTTGTCAGGTGGAAATGCACCAGGAAAGGCAATATTAGTAAACAACGAAACTGTTAGCGAGATAAACATAAATGACTTTATAGAAACAAGATACAAAGGTGTTTATAATAAAGTAATCGATATTGTCGAGGATATTAACACTGAGAATTCTGAATTTAGTAAAGTTATTTTAGAGGATAAAAATGATTTAGAAACTGGTAATAGTAAGGTTTATTATGAAAATGAAGTAAGATTAGGTTTGTTTTCAGCATATGACATATATGATATGAATGTTGATTTTTACGATACATCTAATTCTGATATTAAAGAACTAATCTATGAAACTCAAGAAGAAATAGACTATGAGCCATATATTAATGCTATTAATAACATTGATGAAACAACAGGAATTGAAACTACAATTTTAGGAGCTAGAGATATTTTTAGTGAAGATTTTGAATTAAATCCAATTGATTATTTTTCAAATCTATCTCAGATTCTTTTAGAAGAATCAATAGACGAGGAAGAAGATGAACAAATTACTTCTGAATTCGATAGACTTAAAGAAAATAGTTTAAAAGAATATGCTACTAATTCTAGAATAGTACCTAACATTAATAAGTGGGTGCTTAAAGATTCTGTCACCGTAAGAGAACAGCCATATTATTTAAATGCAAACGAAGCATTTGGTAGAACTAATTTCTCTCCGGATTTAACAATATCTGAAAGAGATAGAGAAGCCATGACACATGAGTGGTTCTATATTGAAAAACCACCTAAGTATTTAAAGTACAATCAGCTAAATGAAACGTTTAGTTACATTAACTTTATTGATGGCTTTGATTTAAGTCCTAATTTATTTAAAAGCACAACATATAATTATTTCGACATGTTCATGATCAGTGACGGTTTTGAAAAGACTTTAACTGAAGAAGATTTAGTTGAAATATATGAAGATATATTACCTGGTGATTCTGAAATAAATTCACTAGAAAATAGCATTACTTCTTTCATTAAAACAAACTTAAAGAAAAAATATTCTTTAGTAGATGGTGGTAATAACCTTACATTTGCTAGTACCGTTTTTAAGGGTATTAAAGTAGATTTTAAGAATAGAAAGGAATTTATTAATTCTACAGCAAACGAATTTGTTAAAAGTAGCGAGTTTAATGGATACAAGTTTAGTGTAATGCTTAAAGTTAATGAAGACGCTGAAACAAATGGTATATCATATGAAGTTATTCAAAATAAACAATTTAAGTTTGTAATATTGTATATTACACTTGACTTAGGTGATTATTGGATTGATGGTAATGTTAATAGAAAACTATTGTATGAATTAAATCATAAAATTGTTTTTGATGCAGATGCCAATGACTTTACATATGCAGATACTAAATTTAACGGTGCATTGAAATTCAATGATCCAAGTATTAATTGGTCAGATGAAGGACCATACACAATCCCTGGAATTCAACACATTAATGGCACATTACCTGAATTCGATTCTCAAATTACGTTAGGTGAAAATGGTTTATATGGAGATATTCATATAGATTTGTTCCCTACAGATGATAATAATTCTATTTACAAAGTTTCTGTTGTTTCAGTAGATTCTGATAATTCATTAAAAATATCTGGGAAACCTGTTAACATCGCTGACGAAACAGATGTATTAGACATTGAATTCTTGCCTAACTCTATTCAAGGCGGTGCGCAATATACGTATGTTGGTGGAGGAGCAAATGCTCATAAAATAATTTTAGAGAGGTTAACAGCAAAATCAGTTGCTGATTTAGTTAACTTAAACAACAATGAAGTTACATACACAACTGTAGAATCTGACGGTACTATTCTTAATAATAGATTTGTTATCAATTTTAGTGACGGTACTGAAATAATACAAAGATCTAATTTAACTATTGAAGAAGATACCGATAAACCTAAAAGTTTCAAATTGTTTAAAGGTAATATTGGTTATAAATTATCAATGTCTCCTGAGTATTACCCATTTTTAATTAGACACAATGGTAAGTATACGGTGGACATGAAACCTGTAGTTACATTTACAGATTTATATTCACACTTTAAGGTTAATAGGTTACATTTAACCTCAAACTTAAACGAATTAAATTTCGAGCAACAATTATATAAGCACTCGCTTTTAGACTTAGATGAATTCAATAGAGCGGCAGCATATTATAAGAGATATAATAAGTGTGGTATATCATTTAATTTAGGATTTATAAGTGATGATGGTACACACGATTCTCAATGGGGATTAATAAAAAATCATTTTTATCATAAAGTAAATGAAATAAACCCAGGTGGTGTAACTAAATTATCGGGCACTAGTGATAAGTTACCGCTTTATCCATTAATTGGGGAAATAGCAATCGATAAAAAAGATATTAATGTATTTAGATCTTCTTGGGATTCTAATTATTATACTAGATCGCTAGATGGCGGTAATTCTATAAATATTCCGGGAACACTCGATACTCATGAAGAAAGATCATATCTAGCATC